GGCTGCTGCAGAATTAGAGGCTTATGCAAAGAAAAATGGTGGAATGGACAAAAATACATTTATGAGAGTTGCAAATCTTTTAAAGACTGGCCATCCAGATAAACTGAAATCTTATGTCAATAATATAGATACGGAACCCAGAGAATATGTTGCAATGCTTTTGAAAAAACATATCGGTAAAAAATCAACAGAAAAAATGATGGACATTAAGTTTCGCGGCGAATCTATTTCATGGGAAGATGCAGAAACTTTGCGGGCCGCCGGTGTTAAACTTGATGAAATCTCAAGTGATATGAAAAAAAGATATAATAAGGCTGCTCTAAAAGACAGAGACCAACAGAAAAATACTTTAAAGAGAGCAGATGATGTGGGTTCAAAAGTTGTAGATGGTGCTGTTACAGATAAGGCCTCTCCAAGTCAAACCAATAGTAGATTTGCAAAATTGGGTAAAATCAAACAAAAAGCAAACAGAAAATTGGCAAATCGTCGGAAAGGACTTGCAACGCCAGGCAAGGGATCGACAACAAAAGTGAAAGACTATTTCGGAATGGCTGAAGAAATCTCTGGTACAGGATATGAACTATATCACAAAACTTTGGGTAGTGCGATTGATACTGCAATAACACATGCAAAACTGAAGTTTGGTATTGATATTACACCAGATGAAAGAATGGAAGTAGTTGGTATGGGTCCTAGAAAACCGTCTAATGGTAAGACAAATACTTACAGATTGATGGGTAATAAAGGAAAAGCCATTCAAGTACAAGTTTATAATCGTGGCGGATCACGTCCATACGAATTGAATATGTATAAGGAGTAATTCTGTTGGAGAAGATAGTGGAACAACATAGAAAACTTCGAGAGAAAATTTTTGACCGTATGTTTTCTGGTAGTAAATCAAAAAAAGATGATGGTACTAGATCACAGGCAGATCGAACAATGAAAAAGTATGCTCCTAAAAAGTGGGCAGCTGAACTCAAACGTCGAAAAGAAGCTGAAGGCGCCGGTGATGATGCCCCCAAAATGAAAACACATAGTCATAAAAAGTCTGACAAGGGCGCAAAGAATATACCGCACACCCATACAACAGACCATACTCACAAAACTATAAGATAAATATAACACAATCACTAAGAAGGAAAAAACAAATGGCAGATCTACCAAGATGGGCTAAACCCCAAAAATGGATGAAAAATCCTGTAGCAACAAATGCTGGATGGAAAGATTCAGTAACAGGAGAACTCCTGTCTGGTCACAGAGGTCTCAAATCAAAAATTGATGCTTTGACTCCTGCTCCTGTAGCAAAAAAAGAAACTCCCGCTCCAAAGAAAAAGGCTTCTAAGAAAAAAGAAGACTAATATAATAAGTAAGTGAAAATATGAATAATTTTATGTTGTTGAACGAGTCTAACGTGTTCAACTACCAGATGAAATCTTATGACAATCCCCAGTGTCACAACATGGAAGAGTTTCTTGGCGATATGAAACGTATCAAATACGTCAAGAGACTCTTTCATAAATATCACACAAAGGATATTTTGAAAGAAAGATTGATTATAAATCATTTGGTAGTTTTATATAATGTTTTGGGTAATGTGCCGTGTAGTAGGGTTTTGTTTCTAAAAATAGAATCTGAACAATATTATATTTTAGCAAGCTTTCTGAAATTTTTGAATAAATTGCCCGAAAAGGTGGACGGAATAAACGGTGTTTCTATATATACAAACGATATAAAATTGGACAATCACATATTAGAAGAATTGGAAAAGATTTAAATGGCCGGCGTATTCAATGCATTTCTTGCGTATAAGTTTATAAAAATATTGACATCAGATTGGAATAAACAAGATGCATTTGATCTTGGTATTATTGATGCCAATGGCAAAGTGTTGAAAAAATCTGGTGAATTGAAGTCCAGAAAAGAAAAACAGGCCTTTACCACTTTCCATAAAATTATTTTTAATCTCAAAAGAATTCTTGCAAAATTTCCTGGCGGGTCATCTAAGATTGCCACCTATGCTGCTGCTATGGCGCTTCTAAAGGAAAATAAAGAAGGGTTGCAAGATTCTGATATTGTGTTGATGGAAAATCTCTTGATTGATTATATCAATTTACAAGAAGAAAAAAATCACGATTTGATATTGACAGAAGAAATCGCAAACACTGCATCATCTGCAGCTCTTGGTGGTTACAATGAAAATCCTTGGAAAAAAGAATTTGCCGGTATGAGAGTCTTTAAGGTCAAACCGGACGCATACGAAAAATTCTTAAAGGGCAAGAAAAAATATTCTCGATGGGAACCATTCTTACGCAGAGAAGATGCTTCCGATATTAGAGAATATATCAAAAGAAATCCAAAAAAACGAGTCGTATTGCAAGATGAACAATATGGAACTATGTTTATATTGCAAAGGGATTTGTAGTATAAAATGTTTTTATTGTCAATGTTTAAAGGTGCAAAAATTTATCTGGTATTAGCAATCATTGGTATCCTTACTGGTGGTTGGTTTTACATGCAGAGATTGCAAGCAAATATTGACACTCTAAAAATCAACAATTCAAAATTATCTACTGCTGTCGATAGTAAGAACATCGAAATAAAACGACTGAACGCAAATATAGTCGAAGTCAAAGAAATAAACACGCGCATAAGTGAAAAGAGCGCTGAATTGCGATCAGAAGTTACTGGTTTGAGAAAAACCCTATCTGAACATGATTTGGGATTTCTTGCTGCGAATAAACCGGCCCTAATAGAAAATATTATAAATAAAAGTATACAAAATGATTTGAAGTCTGATATCATGGAATTGACAAATGATTAAAATATTGATTGGTATTGTATTGAGTGTTGTGTTGGCTGGTTGCTCAAGTCTAGTGAAACCAGAAGAACGTATAATAACCGAAGAAGTTTTTGTGGAAAAAATACCACTCGAGCTAAGTATGCCCGCGCCAGTTAATTGGCAAGACTTCAAATTTATTGTTGTGACGCCTGATAATTATAAAGAAGTTACAGATAGATTGAAAAGTGAAGGAAAAAGTATTGCATTATTTGCACTCGACCATCCGGACTATGAAAATTTATCACTAACCGTTATTGACATGAAAAGATACATTGGTGAACAGAAAGTTATTATACTAGAATATAAAGAGTATTACGAATCAGTAGAGCAGGAATAATTAAATGGACAGTCCACAGAATAACGTCAGACTCGACCGTATCGAAGAAAAAATTGATAGAATGGCTGATGCCATGATTTCGATTGCCCGTGCAGAAGAAAAAATTCTTGCCATCGAGCAAAAACATTCTGCTCAGTATGATAGAATTAATAAACTATCGGAAAAAATGGATCATTTGACAACAGCTGTTGCTGAAAATTCTAGGACTACTACTGCATTTCAAAAAGCGTTTTGGATGGTATTCGCTGCGGCCGTATCTGCCGCGATTGCTCATTTTTATATGACATAAATTTTCTAAATATATTGACACAACGCAATTTTTACTGTATTATTGTGTAATGTTATATATTGATCGATCATTCATTCAAAGACTCTCTTCTCAACTCGAAGGATTTACACAAAAAAAGACCAACCTATATAATTGTAGGTGTCCAATTTGTGGCGATTCTCAAAAGAATTCCTATAAAATGCGTGGGTTTCTTTATGAAAAGAAAAACAACTTTAGGTACATCTGTCATAACTGCGGCGCGGGTATGTCTCTTGGCAATTTTATTAAGGAAGTAAATGTATCTTTATATCAAGAATATGTTATGGAGAAGTGGAAACAAGGTAAAAGTGCTCCTGCTGGAATAAAAGAAAAAGATGTACCTATAAAATTTGACTTTGCACCAAAATTTTCTAGTAAGTGCTCATTTGATTATGGAGAAAAGATTATAGATTTGCCGGAGTCTCATCCGGCTAGAGTTTATTGTGAGGGTAGAAAGTTGCCCATGATGGATTTGTTATATTATACAGATGATTTCAAATCTGTAGTGGACAAACTCAAAGTAACGAACAATATTCCCCAAAAAGAAAAACGAATAGTCATACCATTCTTCAATGAAAAGTGTGATTTGATAGCCTTACAAGGACGATCGCTCGATCCCAAATCTCATATGAGATATATCACCATTAAGGTGAAGGATGTGCCAAAGATATTTGGTTTGGACAGAGTCGATCCAACTAAGACTGTATATGTAGTCGAAGGTCCGATAGACTCGTTATTCGTAGATAATGCGCTCGCTATGGCGGGTAGTGACATAGACAAAAGTTATTTTAAAGACTTTTCAGATGTAGTATTTGTCTATGATAATGAGCCTAGAAACAAGGAAATTGTAAAGAAAATAGAGCAGTCAATAGACAATAATTTTTCGGTTGTAATATGGCCAGAAAAAGTGCGACAAAAAGATATTAATGATATGATTCTGTCAGGAATCGACATTACAGAATTACAGGGAATACTAAGTAAATCTACCAGTAAAGACTTGGAAGCAAAATTAAAAATAGCGTCTTGGAAAAGGTGCTAGAATATTCATTGAAGAGGGAAAAGAATGTTAAAAGTAGTAAATTCGAATAATAAAGATATGGACGCGAGATCGGTAATGTCTCAGGCAAAATTCTATGAATCATATTCACGATGGGATGATAATCTCGAACGATATGAGATTTGGGATGAGTCTGTAATTCGCGTCATGGATATGCACAGAAATTTTTATAAGGATAAAATGACACCAGAATTGTCATTGTTGATCGATGAGGCCGAATCATCGTATAAACTGAAATATGCTCTCGGAGCGCAGCGTGCATTGCAATTCGGAGGAGATCAACTACTTAAACATCAAATGCGTATGTATAACTGCACATCCACATATGCAGATCGTGCTGCATATTTTCAAGAATTGTTTTATATTCTACTCTGCGGCGCCGGTGCAGGATTCTCCGTCCAGAAACATCATGTTGCAAAAATTCCAGATATTGCAGAAAGAAAGAAACAGGCCAAAGGTTGGTTAATAGAAGATAGTATCGAAGGTTGGGCAGATGCTCTTGGAGTCTTGATGTCATCATATTTTGTGGGTGGTGGTACTCGTCCAGAATTTGAAGGCAGAAAAGTTTATTTCGATCTGTCACAAGTCCGCCCACAAGGATCAATGATTTCTGGTGGATTTAAAGCGCCCGGCCCAGAACCACTACGCAAGGCTTTGGATAAAATTGAACATCTAATTCAAACTCTGGTACTCAAAGGTGATACAAGACTATCTCCCATTCATGTATATGATATCTCTATGCACGCTGCAGATGCAGTACTGGCGGGTGGTGTAAGACGCTCTGCGACCATTTGTTTGTTCTCTAAAGATGACGAAGAAATGTTGACGGCAAAAACCGGCAATTGGTTTATCGACAATCCACAAAGAGGAAGATCAAATAACTCGGCAGTCATTGTGCGTAGTGAGATTACAAAAAATGAATTTTCTAATTGTATGAAATCGATCAAGGAATTTGGGGAGCCAGGATTTTACTTTGTAGACAATACAGAGCACACCACAAATCCATGTGTAGAAATTGGTATGTATCCACAGATAGACGGTGAGAGCGGTTGGCAGGGGTGTAACCTTACCGAAATCAATGGTGGTAAGTGTACCACTAAGGAAGAGTTCTTTAAAGCCTGTCGGGCGGGTGCTATCATGGGTACATTGCAGGCAGGATATACAGACTTTAAATATCTCTCAGAAACATCAAAGAAAATCTTTGATCGTGAAGCCCTGCTTGGTGTATCGGTAACAGGTTGGATGAATAATCCAGATGTATTGTTTGACGATCAGATTCAAAAAGACGGCGCAGAAATTGTCAAAACTGTCAACAAACAGGTTGCAGAATTAATTGGCATTAATCAGGCTGCGCGTACAACATGTGTCAAACCATCTGGTAACGCTTCTGTTCTCTTAGAAACTGCATCAGGTATTCATGCAGAACATGCTCCAAAATATATTCGACATGTTCAAATGAATAAGGATGCCGAAGTCGCACAGTTAATTGCAAAATCCAATCCATATATGATTGAAGAGTCAGTATGGTCTACGAGTCGTACAGACTATTGTATTGGATTTCCAGTAATTTCGCCAGAAGGTTCTTTATATAAAGAAGAATTATTCGGTACTGCATTACTAGAAAAAGTACAACAGGTACAACAAAATTGGGTAGAAGCGGGAACAAATGAACACCTCTGCGCCGATCCAACAGTAAGACATAATGTTTCGAACACCGTGACAGTACCAGAACATATGTGGTCAGAGGTTGAAGATTACTTGTTTGACAATAAAGATTTCTTTGCGGGTGTATCATTCCTATCTGGTATGGGCGACAAAGACTTTCACCAAGCCCCAATGACTGAAGTGTTAGATGAAGATGAGATTGTTGCAAAATATGGTCGGGGTGCTTTGTTTGCTGCTGGTTTGATTGTAGATACTCGCAAGGGGTTTGATAATCTTTGGGAAGCCTGCTCAGTTGCACAAATGCCACCAGAATATCAGGGTGAAATTTCAGATTTACGCGCCGAGTGGATTCGTAGGTTTAAGAAATTTGCAGATAATTACTTTATGAAAGATATGAAAATGGCGGAATATTGTCTCAAGGATGTTTTCTTGTGCCATAAGTGGACTAAGATTCAACAGAATATGAATCATGTTGACTTTACATATCAACTTACAACCAAGAAATTCACAGACATTGATACAATGGGATCTGCCGCATGTGTCGGTGGTGCGTGTGAGATAACTTTTTAATATTACTATATACATCTGATTATTAAGGAATATTAAATGGAAACGATAGGTTGCGAACACTGTTCTGCTGAATTTAAAGTAGAAACCTATAATGATGAAGAAGTTCGATTTTGCCCTGTCTGCGGAGAGGCTCTTGAAATCTATATAAATATAGATGAACCAGAGCATGAAGTGGACGAGAGTGAATTATGGATGGAAGAAGAATAGGTGGTATTGATTATAGTTTATCGTGTCCAGCGGTGACTATCTATACCGGAGAGAAAGAAAATTTTAGTTTTGAAAACTGTCAATCTTTTTTTCTCTCCGGTGTTAAAAAATACGAAGATTATCAATACAAAAATATAGAGGGTAGTCCACAGTTTAAATTGTGGGAAACCCCCGAAGAACGATATGACTTTATATCTGATTGGGCCTTGGACATTCTCATATCAAATGGAATTGAATTAGTTGCAATAGAAGATTATAGTTATGGATCTAAAGGTAAAGTATTTCATATTGCGGAAAATACTG